GCTGGGCCTCGATGCCTTTCCCAAGGGCGATTGATGGGCTCCGACCCCGTCAGGGGCCGGGAAATAGTGTTAGCCGATGCGGCGGAAGCGTTGCTCTGCGGCGGCCTTGCGTTCGGCGATGCGGGCCTCGGCCTTGAGCCGGTTGTGTTCGGCCCGTTCGGCCTTCGTCATCTCGCGGGATTTTTCCAGCGAGCGCATAGCGATGGACGTGTCGTCATAAGCAGGGAACGCGACGACGCTGACTTCGCGAAGATCGAGCGCCTGGATCGTCCGCATCGGCGGCTCCATCGTTTCGTCCCACATCTCTTTCGTGACGACGAACCCGAACGACATCCCGGAGACATCGCCGCGCTGGATCAGGGTTGCGAGGTCGCGGCCGTCAGTTGTGTCGGGAAGGTCGATCTCGACCGCCAAGCCCATATCGTCTTGCTTCATGCGAAGCGTCCCGGCCGTTGTTCTGCCAATGACGCGGCCGGTGTCGTGATCGACAAGGGCGCGAACGTCCTGCATCAGCGCATCGTCAAACGCGCCCGGCGCGATGACCTCTTCAAAGTAGCCGCCGATGTTGGCGCGCGAGTTGAAGACAGCCGCATAACCGCCAATCGTTCGGCCGTTTTTTGCCGCGCGAATATCAAGCGGGCGCTTGATGGTCCGTTTTTCGATGCTCATGATTTCTCCTAAGCCGCCATCAGCCAGAACTCAGCTTCCAGAGCGTAGATGTCGATGGTCTCGCCCGTGGCGATAAGGTCGGAAGTCCCGATGATGTTGGATGCGCCCGCAAGACCGGCCGAGGCCGACGCGGAAACAAAGCTGACCGTTGCAATGTGAGAAACCGCATAGACCTGGATGGTCGTCGGTTTGACTTCAGACCAGATAAGTTGACGCTTGCGTTTGCGCCTGCCGCCTTGGATGACGTTAACACCCGCCGCCGAAATGGTGGCTGAGATACTTGCCAAGCCCGATATGTTGGCTTGAATATCCCCGACTGGGCCGCCTTCACCGGCTTGGAAATAGCGGCTGGCCCAATAGTTGTTAGCGAAATAGCCGTCTGGAAAATAATCACCGGCCATCAGGTTTTAACCGCGACCGACTAACGCCGCCTTGATTGCCGCCTCAATGGCCTCAGCCTCCGCAAGTTGCGCTTGCGAAATCTCACTCTCAGGCGGATTGGCAACCCACGCCCCGTTAAACAGCAAGCGCAGATTGAGCGCCTGAACTAGCGCCTCCCTCATTGCATGATCGTTCATGGCGTCACCAAATCGTAAGTTATTCCGGTTCGGTTTCCGCTCGCGTCAGTCGTGGCAACAATGCGGTTTGCACTGTCTGCGACCGCGTTCCGAATGGTGATCGTCGTTCCGTCCGCGCCGGTCACCTTACCGGCCATCGCCGCCGCACAAAGCCGCAGCGTTTCCCGAACCGACATCCCCGTCTCGACCATTTGCTGGTCGAGGATTTCGTCAGCGATAGCGCCCGCCGTCAAATCTTGAACCGCTGCAACGTCGATATTCGCCGTCATTGTTCCGGTCGCATAGGAAACAAAACTAGACGACGCCTGCCCCTGAAGCGCCGACACGGCAAACGCCAGCGCATCAATCGCCGCCGATACGCTGCCTTGAGCCGACAGATCGGCCGCCGCCGATAGCGCCGCCACGACGTTTGCCGACAGCGACCCAGAACCCGCGATGGTCGCCGCAGCCGAGACAACCAGTTGCCCGACCGCATCCAGCAACGCCACGCCATCCAGCGAGGCCGACGCATTGCGACCCATCGTGCCAGCGGCCACGACAAGGGCTAGGGCCTCAACCTCGTTTCGAGACGCCAAAGCGCCAGGCTTGCGAGGCTGAATCCAAGCGTATTGATTGCGATACCCGCTAGGCGCCCCGGCGAGGGCGTTTGTGATCCCTTCGCCCGCCGTCAGGTTGCGCTTAGTGCTGGTCCGGTTCCAGTTTCCGACCGACGTGTAAGGATAGGCGCTGTTTGAAATCGTGCCGCCGATGATGCGAACGCCCGAGGAAAAATCCCTATAGCCGTTCTGCAAAAGCGCCATGATCAGCCGCCATAGCCATAATCAAAATCGACCATGACGGTTCCGGCAGATGTCGTCGCGCCAGTCTGGAACAACAGGAACTGCACGTTTGCGCCGTCCTTAATACGGGGCAGCGACGGGAAGGCGTTCAGAAAGTCGATCTTTGTATAGAGGCCGGTGGCCGGGACCGGGATCGTCCACAAAGGCTTGCAAAGGCCAACCACTACCGTCCCGGATGCGTGAGCCGTTCCGGACCAGACCACCGACACGATGTCCGAAACGCCCGTATCGCCAACCGCCAGCGGAATAAAAGGGTTGTATTTGTTGGCCGCGCTGCCGGTGTTCAGCAGTTGGCCGATACCCAGCGAGGCCGTGGACGTGAATGTCGTCGTCGCGCCAGCCGCGCCGCCCGTGTCCAGATAGTTGACGATGCAAGTGGGGGCGTTAGCCCCCAGCGCCGTGTCAGCCGCAATAAACATCCGAAGGCCGTTGCCGTTCGGATAGCGATGGCTGCCCGACAGCGCCGTCATCGTGACGGTCTTTGTGCCAGTGGTCGAGACGTTCGTGCCAGAGAGCGGGACGTAGCCCACCAGGTCGATTGCCATGATATACCAAGGCGCGCCCGCCGCAGCGACGACCGTGGCACCGGCCCCGAGGAAATGCTTAGTCGCCGGAGTGACGTTGCCGCCGTGCGACAGCGCGCCCTCTGACCATGCCTCATCCGTATCGACCCAAACCAGATCGGTTCCGGCAAAAGTTGCAGCGGCTGGCGTTCCGGGATGACCGGCAATCAAGGTCCAGTGACCCGCCGTGCCAGCCGACGACAGCGTCTTGTTGCTGAAGACGTTGTCGTATTTGCCGTTGGTCGTGATCTGATTGATCAGATCGTCTTGGCTAGTCCAGCCCATGCGTCAATTCCATGTCGTTTCAATGATGCCGGATAGAACGCTGGACGAAATGCTGCCGCCGTGACCCGCTGCAAAAAAGCCCAGAACCGCCCCGTCGATAATACGCGGCGGGGCCTGACTGATGACCGAGGCAAACTCATCACACGCGCCGAAGCTCTCCGTTGAGGTCCGGCACTCTTGCGTGACGTGAGCGGTCATGATCGGCTTGACGATAACCAGGGCCATCAGGCCGCCGCCGCCGGTCGTGAATGTTACGCTCTGGATCGATTTGACGCCCTTGTCGCCCGCCTGAAGGTGACAGAACGGAAGAAAGGACGACGTTCCGACAAGGCTGGATGCCACCACAAGCCCGCCGCCGCCGGTCGCGAAAGTAAAGTGGTTTTGCGAAACCCGACCCGACACGCCAGCGTCGTTTGTGTAAGTGAACGTGAACCGGCCCGACGTAGCGCCCGCCGATTGGCCCACGGCTATTACTTGGCCGCCATCATAGCGCGGAATGGCAACCGCGTTCACCATTGCCTGCTCTTCGCCAACCGCATCGGTGTCAATGAACGGGTAATAAAGCAGCAAGTCCGAAAGGATCAGAGCCTGCCGCGCGTTTGTCGTTGATGTCGTCCCAGAAGCCGCCGACATAACCTTGAGGTTACGAACGAACTGGCGGGCCGGTGCAACGGTTGGAACGTAAAGCCCGCGCGATGCATCAATGGTTGAAGCCTCAAGCGGGGCCGAAGCGTAAAAGTTAGCGGCAGGCGACCCGGCGAAATAGCTATAATCTGCCCAAGCCGAGGTCGAGGTTGCCGCACCGGGGACGGCCTTTCTGAACCCCGTCACCCACGACTGCCCCGAATCTTCAGCATCAGGCCATTCACGGACGTTCTTGAAGCCGGGCATTAGTCCTCAGAGACAGTCAGCGAACCGCCCGAAAACTGCGGCTGAATACCAGACGAAACCGCGAGCGAGGACGAAAGAACGCCCTTGTAAAGCAGCTTGCCGGTGCTGCTCGCCGCCGTTCCCACCCCAACGTGCGTGATCGTATTCGTGCCGCTAGTGCATTGCGGGAACTGAACCAGCGCGGCGTTGACGGCCTGGTTGTTCGTCACCGTCCAGCCGGAACCGGAGCGGGCCACGGCGACGCGCGCATATGAGCCATAAGTCGCTTCGCTGGTCGATTGGTTGCCAGCTTCGCCCGGATCGGCGGTGTGCAACGACACATAAAGATTGGTCAGCGGGCTTGTGCCTGCGTTGTCCGCAAGATTGGCAATCGCGGTGGCATTGAAGACCAGCAGCATCAAGTCGTTTTCAAAGGTGTTACCCTTGGACATCGTCAACCTCTTCTTCAATCATGCCGCTGATGCGGTTGTTTTGGTCATAAACGGCAGTCTTTTTAACCGCGCCGCGCTTGTGCATCACATTCTGTATTTCAATGCGAGGCAGTTCCATCTTGATTTCAGGCGGGTGAACTTCGGTTCGCGCGTCAACATTGATAACCGGCTGCGGTTGCGGCTGGGTCAGCTTTTCAATGATGGCGTCAATCTTGCGCGACTGTTCATCCATCGGCGTGTCTTCGCCGCCGTTGTCATCCGCGTTGCCGTCTGGCGTGTTTTGTTCGTCGTTCTGACTGCCGAGGCGAACGGTCGCCCCTTGGATGTAAAGGTCATCGCCGTTTGCCAGCGGCGGGCGGTTGTCAAGGTTGCGGGCTTCGTTCGGCGTCAGGATCGCCGTCTGGATGCCCTGCGCCATGCCAGCCATCCGGGTCGCGAAATCGCCCCTCATCATGGCGTCCAGCGAGTGTTCAACGTAGCGCCGGTTATTGGCGGCCCCGAACAGTTTCAGGTTCAGTTCCTCTTCCAGCGCCTTCGCCCATTGCGCGATCAAGTGCTTAACGAGGTGGAGGTCTTGCTGCTCAGTGTTGGAAAACGTGCCGTGTGTCAGGTCCTGGACGAAGACCGGCGGAAGGTTGAACAGCCGCGCGATCTCCTCGATCTGGAGCCGTCGCGCCTCGGTCATCTGACCCTTCGCCGGATCAAAGCCGACCGGCTTCAGTTCGTAACCCGCCGGGATCGGGAAGATTGCATCGCTGCCGCTCTTCGCCGCGTCAATCGACCGCTTGATGTCAGCCTGCGCCCGCTTGATCGCATCGGCACCGGCAGGCATTGGCCCGGTCAGCGCCAGAGGCGGAACACCACCGCCCGCAAAAAAGCCGGACGCATAATCGCCCATCGCAATCGCCAGACTGATTGCCTTCGCGCCCATGACCAGCGGCGAGTGAACCGCCAACTGATCCGACTTCAGCATGAACGGCACGTCGATCACGTCGGCCGCCGGGTATTCCCTGTTGTCCACCGTGTAAATCTTGCGGCCGTTCACCCGCTTCACGGTCGCCCGTGTCGAGTCAATCGGCCAGATTGCGTCCACGTTTGGACCAATCCGCTCGATCCAAGCCAGCCCCCGGCCGCCCGTAAACACTTGCTGCCAGAAATACTGCCGGAACCCGAACGAGGTCCACTCGCTGTTAGGGGCCTCGTTCAGAACCCGTTGCAGCTTGCCGCCCGTCCTAACCGCCCCGGCGTCACCAGCATCGCGATAGGCATGAAGCGGAAGGTTCGCCAGCGACCGCGAAAGGAACGACACCGAGGCCGACACCGCCGGAACGGTCAAGGCGGCATCCAGGGTCACGGCGGGAAGGCCGTAAGTGTTGACGTTGAAGAACTGAAGGAAGTTCGCCGCGCTCACCGGAACGCGCGGGTCCTCCGGCGATGTGCGGGTCTCGGCCTTTCCAATGTTGAGGCCGAACAGCTTCATGCAGCGGCCCCCATCAGGCTGAAGTTAGGATCGTCCCAAGGCGAGACGGGTTCAAATACGGTTTCGACGCCCATCGCCGCGCCCAGCGCCATCGCTAGCGCAATCGCCGCGTCGATCTTGTTCACCGACCGGGTCTTAGCCAGCCAGTGGTTGCCCCATTTGTCTTCTTCGATGACCGCCGACATCATCGCGGAGATCAGGACCGGGTTGCGCTTCAGACGGATGCGGCCTTCGAGCAGGGCTTCTTCAAGCATTCGGATTGAACCCGGCATCCAAAGGCCCTCGCCGTTGGCCACCAGAGCCTTGCCCTTTTTAAGCCCGCCTTGCGGATGCTCGGCAAACGGAACGGACAAGCCGAGTTCATCGACATCTTCCTCGAACCGCTTGAAGGCGAACCGATCATAGGCGACCAACTGGACATCGAAGTCCCGGTCGTATTCAGCCAGCGTCTGGGCGACGTGCCGATAGCTAACGCTCTCCCCGGATGGGGCGTGGATGTGACCCTCGCGAGCCCAGACCGCATAGGGCAGACGGTCCCGCATTTCCCGAGCGGTTAGCGTGTCGCCCGGCGTCCAGGCTTCCACCCAAGCGTCAAACGTCGGCTTGCCTTCGTCGTTCGTCCCGGTCTTCACCACCGCGCCCAGCGCCGTGATGTCCCGGTTCTGCGAGAGGTCCAGTCCTAACCATACCGGCTTCCCGCGATGGGCGGCCGGGTCGAAGTCCGCGATGCAAGGCTCCAGCGTCGCTCGCGTCATCCACGCCGTCTCCGCATCCGTCCAGACGCAGAAGTGAAGCCGCAAGATGCCGTTCAACTGGCCGGGGATCGCCTTCGCCTGCGCCACCGTCTCGCGCAGATATTCTTCCGTTATGGTCACCCCGAGAAGCGGGTTCGCCTTGATCCAACATGACGGATCGGTCAGCGGGTCATCGCCGTCATCGAGACTGCAAACGAAACTGAACGTCGTGTCGTCGATGACCTCGCCCAGATAGGTCGGGTCGGTCACCGCGTCGATGTTGCCCGCCGCGACCTTGATCGCGTGTTCGTGTTCTTCCCAAGCCACCGAGTTACGGTCGGAGCCCGAGTTCGTAATCATAAACAGAAGCGGCTCGCGGCGGAACTTGAAGCCGCGCTCCAGCATCTCGATGATCTTTCGATCAGGGAGTTCGTGAACCTCGTCAGCTAGAACGAAAAACGGGCGAGGGCCTGAGCCGGTCTTGCCCGTGTCCCGCGACACCGGGCGGAAGAACGATCCGCTGGCGTGGTGTGCAATGTTGAACTCGCGACCGGCACCGCCCGAGAACTCTAGCCGCTTGGCCAGGGCGGGCGACTGTTTCACCATCTTCACGGCATCGGCAAACAGGATGCCCGCTTGTTCCCGCTTGGCAGCCGCCGCGTAAACCTGGGCACCGGACTCGCCTGCCGCCGTCATGCCGAACAGGCCGATGCCACCGGCAAGCGGCGACTTCCCGTTGCCCTTGCCCTGCTCGATGTAAGCCCGGCGAAACCGCCGCCGACCGTCCGACCGTTTCCAGCCGAACAGCGAGCCGATGATGAACGCCTGAGACGGGTCCAGCAAAAACGGGCGGCCCTCGAACTGGCCTTCGCTTAGGTGCAGGACGCCTTCAAAAAACCTGAACGCATACTCGGCCGCGTCTCGGTCGAACTTGATCCCGTCCGTCCGCTTCAGGTCTGCCAGATGGCGGCGGCAGGCGTTACGGACGTGCGGCCCGGCGACAATCTCTCCGGCTAGAACCGCCTCGGCGTAAGCCTTAGTGCGGTCGGGCGCGGAAGAACTGATCAGTGGGGTCTTCGTCCTCCCCATCCGGCGTTCCTACTTTCGTTTCGTCAACCGGGGTCGCCGCCAGCTTCGACAGGATCGAACTGTAAGCCGACAGGGCATTGACCCCCATCTCGGGATCGTTGTTCAGCCGGTCCCGCAACACACACGCCAGTTGCAGAAGCGCCCGGTGCGCCGAGTTCAGCCACGGAAGCTCTTCGCGGAACTCCTCCCAAGCCTCGACCTGGCCCGGCGTCATCCGCGCATAAGGCTGGCCGAGAGCCCGCGTCCCCTTCGGCACGTTTCGGGCCTTGTGACGTTGCGGGTTCTTCATGGCCGCGCCACTCACGGCGGCCTTAGCTGCCGGGGTGCGAGGGTTAGCCATCTAGGTCATGCCCTAAACTGTGGATATGCGTTTTGCGG